TTACAGTCAATGCTAGCAGACTTTGGCACACGAGCTTCTACAGTTTTGTTACCAACTTTAACATCTTTGGTTTCGCCTTCTGGCTTTTTTGCTGGTTCGCTAGCTTGTGCTAGACCTAACGATAATCCTAATACTAACGCGGCTAATAATTTCATAGCAGTCTCCTTTTGATTATTTATTTACACAAAAAGTCCAGGGCTATTAACCATGGACTTCTCTGTATTTTGCTAATGCAATTTGTCTAGCTAGCCATAATCTAAACTTTACATAGTCTGATAATTCGTCATCTTCAATGACTTTACCAAATTGTGTTGCTTGTCGATTACGACCAAAAGTGACCTCGTCGTTGACTTCGAAATCACTGTCGTCTAGACCCTTTGGATTACTTCTTAGCAGGCTCTTTCTTGTCGTCTTTCTTAGCAGGCTCACTTTTGGCAGGCGTTGCTGGCGTACTAGCGGCAGGTGCTGGTGTTGTAACAGCTGGCTTAGCATCAGCTTTCTTTTCTTCTTTCTTAGCGGCAGGTGCTTGAGCAAATGCAGTAGCGGCAAATATTGTTGCGATTAGAGTTGCGATTAATTTCATGATAAAGTTTCCTTTTTTGTTAATGTAGAAATTTATATCCTACATATATATAACGCGGTAGCCCCGCAACTCGTTGACACAGTTTGGTGAATTAAGTCCAAAGACTGTCACGGGCCTTGATAAGACGGATCATCATGCGTTCATCTTCGTCAGCATATTGCTTTTCAATTTTGCTAGAAAGTTTGAGGGCTTTATCGCCTTGCTTTCTTAGGTCAGTGGTTTCTTTGCTGCCAAACAACCGTCCATCGTTGAGATCACGCTTGGCTTCACAATACTCACTCCACCCGCTAATATCATGTGGATCGGCTCGAGTTGGATAGACAGTGGTCCACCATAGATAAAGTTCTTTAATCTCCTTAGCACGGACGGCCTGCCCAGTTGGCTTGCCATATTCTGGATCGTCTTTGTCGCACCAGTCAGTATTGGTCAAGGACATAGCCCAGTCAAGATGATCAAGTCCTGCTTGCGGGCAACGCCATGTACGCCAACGGAACCAACCTGTTGCCCAGAATGGAGCCGTATATTTTGCACGGTCTTTTTTGTCACCCCAAGCAATATGACTCCATGCAGTTTCTATTTCAACAAAATCAACAAGCTCATTGAATAGGCAAGGCAGAAAGCGGTTCCCCACGTCTTGCCACTGGCCAGGCTTAATATCCCTGGGATGAGCGGTAAGGCTATGAGTGCGGGTAACAAAACGGTTGTTGATATAATATTTGACAGCATATAATTGATCCACTGGCCACCAGATAAAATTTTGAATTGCATCCAGGGCCTCTTCAGCAATCCAATAACGAACAGGATTGTAGCGTTTTGCTTCATCTTCCCATTCCGCCCAACCATCCGCAGTTAGGGCACCTCGTTTAGGTGTGCCGCGGATCCAGTCTGCAAACTTAGTGCATGACCAATAGTTGTTTCTCATTTTATTTTCTCATCAGTTTCATCATAGTTCTAACATGAACTCTATCTTTTTCTTTTTCATCTTCGGGCAACTCGTCATAAGGCACATGTTGTGCCGCATTATAATCTGTCTTTGGGTTACGCTTCATCCATTCAATATGAATATGCTCCGAGGCCTTTTCTATATCGTCTGGAAACTTACTAACTGCCTCAGCGGCTGCTTGACCTGCGGCTAGATTTTCTTGTTGTGCTGTTGGATGCAACTTATCAAAAGAAACATTGATATCTGCTTCCGGCCCACCATTTTTGCTTCTTATCCTAGGAACATTTTGTTCTTTGGGAGGTAATGATCTACGCCATTCGTCATGCGCTAAACTAGCAAACTGTTCAATGGCGTTTTCTGTCAAAACAATGTTGATATATTCACGCATCATTTACGATCTCCAAAAAGTTGTAACAGGTTAATAAACAAGTTGATAAAGTCCATATACAGAGTTAGTGCTCCACGAATCTCCACGACATCACTAGTGTCCATACTAACTTCTTCACGGATCTTCTGTGTGTCGTAAGCAGTCAGGCCTAGGAAGATAATAATTGCCAATGCTGAGATTACCATCTGCATCACAGTTGAGCCAATAAAAATATTAACAATGCTGGCAATGATGATTGCAATCAAACCTATAATCATAAACTTGCCCATGCTGTCTAGACTCTGTTTGGTAAAGTAGCCATATCCACTCATTACCGCAAACAGGATCGCCGCACCCATAAAAGCACTGACAATTGACCCCATAGTAAACACAGCAAAGATTGTGGCAAAACTCAGTCCCATCAAAGCCGCAAAACCATGTAGGCATAACTGTGCAGTACCCTTACTAGGATTGTTGCCAAGTACATAGCTAATACCAAAGATTGCAACTAGCGGTGAAAAAATAACAATCCATTTCATTACACCTGTAAAAAAGAACGCCAACAACTCTGGGCTAGTGCCTACAAAGTAACTGACCATCATTGATACAATAACAGCAAGACTCATATGTCCGTAAACACGGCCCATTGCTGAATTGATTTCGCTTGCAGAACGATATGCGATTCCGCCTGTATAAGTTGTTCCAAACATAATTTTCTCCTTAATGTTGATTTAAAACTGCTGTAAATCGTTGCCTAAATGCTGGTTCTAGACAACTGTACGTTTGTTGAGTAAATGTATTGGTATAATGTACCCAACAACCCTCTTCTGTTTCTCTAATATAATCTATATGAAATTCTGTTCTATTTGCAGAGTCCCATATTTGGCCTACTTCAAGTTTCATCTTAGTGCGTCCATTGTTAGTTCTTTACCATAGACATGTGCTACTGGCCTAATCCAACCTAAGTCTAACGCAGTCATTAACATTTGTCTGTACGCAGTTGGACACTTTTCGTTAATTTCAAATCCTGCCCTAGGACACACAACAATCCCATCATTGAGCATAAACTTAGAGTCACCTTGTCGTATGGTTCTAATATTAGTTGTTCTAGTACTTATCTTCAAATCTTCTCTCCTATTTGAAATCCCCGGAACCGTAGGAACCTTGGAAATCGCAAACTGTATGTTCCGTCTTGGTTTTGGGTGACGGCGTCTGCTCGCACTTCCACGATCTGACCAAGTAGGGAATCACGTGAAACCCAATAGCTATCACGATCACTATCACTAAAACCACTGCCAACATTGACCCGAATAGTTTTTCCATCGTCGACTCCTTGGCATACAATCGCTCCAAGGCGTCCAACGTTTCTTCCTGTTCCTTCTTCAACATCTATTACCTCCAATGATACTTCAATGAATGGCTTAAGTTTTAACCATGCTACACTACGCTTACATTCGTATCCAGCTTCTGGATCCTTAATCATAATGCCTTCGTAGCCGCCGGCAACTGCCTGTGCGTTAATTTCTTTGTAACGCACTTGTCCGTCATCAGAATCCAAATCAACTAACTCATGCCCAACAACTGCTACATTAGGTAACATATCTTTGTGGGCTTTGTGCCAATAGTAGATCATATCACTACGATCCGATTGAGTTTTATCCCAAACACCTTGTTCAAAGTTTTCTAACGGGATAACGTCAAACAAGTTAAGAATAGCATCATTACTTTGAACATCACTCTTGCGGTGTACCTGTTTCATTAAATCTTGGAAACTACTAGACATTACTTCGCCGTCTAATACTAGGTCGTATGGTGGCGGATCTTTCTTAACCACTGCACTAATTTGTTCTGTTATGGTTGGGAAGTTAGCAAGCTCTTTACCATTTCGACTAAACATGTCTACACGACCATCGGTACGTACAATAGTGATAACACGAACTCCGTCTAGTTTAACTTCAATAAGTTTCTTACCTGCGACTTTGCTTTCGTGATTAGCAGAGTCATGGGCGAGTTGACAACCAAACACTGGGATAGCGTAACTAGCATATTTCTTCTCTACAACCTTGTTAACGGTTTTTTCGCTAACACCGCAACGCAGATCTTTGATCAGTATGCGACGATACCATCCATTCCACTGTGCCTTAGTGGCACTCTTCATCATCTTAGCAACTGTGTCACGAGCAAGGTTGCCTGTGAGTGAGCGATTGACAAAGCCAGTAATAATGAGACTAAAACTATCCCAATCCAAGCCAGCACCATCTTCATCTTTTTTCTCCGGAATTTGTTTCAATCCAAATGTGATCATAGGGTCTAATGCCAGTCGTGCGCCTTGGAAAAATTCACTATTACCTGCTTCAGCTTGCGCCAAAATAATAGCTTCTTTATCCAAACGGCTATTATGGTCTTCAAGGGTTGAAATTACATTTTGGCACGGATCGAACATGTTAGACCTTTCTACTGTTTAATGTATGTATTATACAGTCTAGAGATTAATAAGTCAAGTAGTCTGATGTTTTAAATGGCTTGCCAATTTGGGCATATGGTAAGTTTCGGATAATTTTCTTCTTCATTGAGCGTATAACTGGATGGGTATGATTCCAACCAAATGTTTTCATATACTTGTGCCAGCAAGATTTTTTAGCACGTTTGGCTAAGTTGCTGTCCAAATAGTGTTTGGCAGCATCAAAGTCGTCGCCAAATTTTTCATATAATTCGCAGGCAATGTTAAAACTAAATGCGCCCATTTCATCTTTATGTCCGTAATACTCTTGCTCTCTGCGATCTCTAGCATAGTAGGCTGTGCTTAGGTAGCCTGGGATCTGTTTGAATTCTCTAGTACGATATTGTCTCATGTGTACAATTTCGTGTAAGACAGTGTCCGCAAACAACTTACACATTCTACCCCATCGATTTTCTGAAAGTTTAATTTCAGTGCTAGTAGATCTATAGCTAAAATTTATTTCAACCTGACTACGTTCTTCTTGATCATAGTGGGCATAGTACGCACCACCTATGTAGACAATGCCCTTATCGTGTGTGGGATCACGCTTTAATCTAACCCTAATAGGAAGATGCCATTTAAGATGATCACTTAAAAGTTTTTGTAAGGTTTTAATGGTAAGACGTTTGCCCACTACAAAAGGCTTTAACTCGTACATCATAGTGTACAAGTTTTCTCTGTCCAATAACGCCCAATTAAATGGTTTCCTAGACACAAAACTCTCCTATTTCTAATATTTAAGTGTAGTGTCTAGTACCATTAACTACGCACTTTATGGGCGTTTTGAAATCACCTTATCTGCCAACCCATAAGTTACAGCGTCTTCTGCGCTTAAAAACGTGTCGAATTTCATATCTCCAAACAGATCTTCATAGGTCTTACCCGCAGTATTATGGCGTACATATAGTTCTGTTAGACGTTTATTCAGTCGTTGGCTTTCTTCAAAGCTACGTTTAGCATCTTCAAACTGAAGTTCTTGTACGTGTACTGAGCCACGTGTTCCAGGAGTGCCCGAACTTACACGATGTATCATTGTACGGCTTTCTGGCAGCACAAATCGCTTGCCTGCCGCACCCGCCTGTGCTAGGAAACTACCCATACTAGCAGCCTGACCCATAACGTAGGTAGCAACATCTGGTTTGATAAACTGCATTGTATCGTAGATGGCTAGTCCAGCAGTAACACTTCCGCCCGGGCTGTTGATAAAAAACGTAATGTCCTCATTGCCCTGGCTTTCAAGGAATAGCAACTGTGCTACAAGAATACTTGAGCTGTGTTCGTCAACTTCGCTGTCTAACATGACAATCCGGTCTTTAAGTAATCGACTGTAAATGTCATAGGCACGTTCTCCACGAGCTTCTGTTTCAATGACTGTGGGTATTAAGCGTGGCATTATTTGTATTCCTTATCTAAATTTACGTTGGTTAACCCTGCAACTGTTTGAAACTTGTCCCAAGCAATTTTAGCCGCAGGATTCTTTTTTAATTCGCTACTTGGCAGAACTGCTTCTAGCCAAATTTCTGGGCGTCGGCTAGGATGGGCACCGAACTTACGAGGCTGATGTAACTTACCAGACTCCCATAGTTCAATGCTCACTGAACGGAATCGGTCTTCATCTTCCTCTGCATAGTGACCCCATTCGGGCTGGCTCCAACCACCACGCTGGTGATATCCCTGCCAAATGCCTGACCATTGCTCAGAATCATGCGGGTCAAAATCCGTACGACTAATAATAACAAGTACATCGTTAATGTCTACAACACCGTCAACAATATCCCTGACGCATCTGCTATAGCTTAATCCTATTTTCATCTTCTGCCTTGTTTAACGTTTCGAACTAGAGGCCCTTCTGATGTAAAACTCAAACGACCCATTTTACCTTCGTAGATATGACCATTCCATCGCATTTCTAATTTTAACTGTTTTTCTAGGCTCACTGCAAGATGATCGTGCTCGCGAAAGCTCAAAAGATCTGCAACCATTTTGCGGCCATTGTCTTCACAAAGGACTTCGCAGGTGTCTTCTACATATTGTCTCATAATGTAAACCTTACTTGTTTAACTGAATCCCATCGAAAGCTACGCCAACTTTTGGCATCTAAGTCATAAACTGGCATAACGTCTTCGTTAGTTTTCTTTTCCTTTTTCTCTACACCTTCTACAATAGGCTCGACAGGAACAAGTTCTGACTTAGTTGTACAAGTCATAGTTCTTTCTGTGCCGTCCTTCTTAGTAAAAACTACTGTAGTAGGACCGTAAGCTAAGTGGCCTTTCAACCACTTCTTAAAAATTTTTACATCTTTTTCACTTAAGATCGTCATCGTGCGCACTCAATTTTTGTTTGAGATCTGAGTTTTCTTTTTCTAATTCGTCGACTCGTTCTGCAAGTTTAATAATTAAAAAATTCATACCTTCAGCTGTTTTCTTAGCCATTTCTACAATACTTAACTGTTCCATATTATACCTCTATTACAATGTTAGGATTCCAGCCACTCTCTGGCTCATAGCCTTCATAGCCACGAGGGTTGCAAACTACTCTAGTACTACCAATCATATAATCAAATGGATGATGGGTATGCCCGTGTGTCCATAGTTTAATCTGTGGACGATCTAAAATAAACTCACTTAGGTCACTGCTGTAAGCACCGTTCATTAGGTGTTGATCTTTATACTGCTCATGTGTACTTAACTTGCTAGGACTGTGATGCCCAACTACAACAAACTTCTCATCGTGCTTCTCAGCAACAATTTGCTTAATGTAGTCCAGCATATGACGATGCCGGACCACTGTGTCAGCAGGCTTGAGGTTAGTGTAGCCTTCTAGATCCTTTTTAATAACACGGAAATCATTCATCATGTCACGCACAGAGTGCAGTGTAACAGGATCGCCTTTGTTCATGTCAGTCCACAAGGTGCCACCGATGAATGTAACATCATCAATTTTCTTACTGCCTGCCTCCAGGAAGTAGACATTAGGGAACTTAGCACACTCATTACTCAACGTGATTAAACTCTGATTCCATTTACCGTGATAAAACTCGTGATTGCCTGCAACGTAAACCACGTGAGGAAACTGGAAGCTCACACGCTTTAAGAAGTCACGGAATCGTTGAGCAGTTTCCTGTCTACGACCCATACTGTCAATCATAGCGGCAACTCGAACACTTTCCACACTATGATCGTGTAGGTCCTGTGCAACCATAATGTCGCCAGACAGTATTAGGACATCGCAGCCTTCATCGTTAGTAATGTTAATGTCACTGAACTCTAAATGCAAGTCACTGACTAGTTTGATTTTCATATTGTTTTATTCTCTGTTGACGCTCTGCTTCGTGATGATCACACAGAGTCTTAATCCACCCACCATCTCTTCTCTTACCTGGAGCTCCACATTCTTCACAACTGGTATCTGCCCATACTTCTGCCATCTGTACCATGCCACGGATTTGCTCATCGCCGCCGTCATAATAAAAACGCAGGCCTCCAAACTTTTCTTTAATCTGTGCTACAGTTACCTGCGGAACAGTCTCTAACTGCCGGTTCTTCCAATCAATATGACTTTGTATGTTACTGCACAGTTTTTCTAGAATTGGCCACCAACCTTCGCCACATGCAAATCCGCCATACTTCTCACCAAACATTTTTGGAAATTGTTCTTCCATGTGTTTGGCAAAGGCATCGTATTTTTCAAATTCTTCACTCATTGAACTGCCTTTACAAAATTTAATCGAGTTACAGGATTACCATACTTCCAATGTAGGCCATGGTCCTTGACTTTACTCTTGACTACTACACACGGTCCAATTTTCATATCTACTTTACTAAACCACGATACCATCTTATTATCTATTATAGCATCAACGTTCCAAGCATCAAAGTTTTTTGAGCGTTGGGACGCTAGTATCTCACAGTCTTTATCAAAAAGGCTTGAACCAACGGCAGACAGATATTCTTTATCTGCACTACGGGCACGTTTTTCAATTTGACTATGAGCAGAGTCTCTCTTGTAGACACTAGGCAAGCAGGC